GCAATAGAATGCCCTTCTTGTCTTAATTCATAAATTTGAATTTTATCTTCGTAACTCAATTTCATACAAAAACACCCCAAAAGTTAGATTTTTTCTGTCCAACTTTTGGGGTGCAGTTCAATAGTACCGCCTCTTTTTCTTTCTCTTTTGATAAGTGACTGTAAGTGTCCATGGTCATGGCTAACGTTGCGTGTCCTAGACGGTGCTGCAATTCTTTATAGCTAATACCAGCATTTAAGAGTAAGCTTGCGTGCGTGTGTCTGAAAGCGTGAAAGGTAAATTGTGGGACACCAGCTTCCTTGCAACGGTGCCTAAGTGATTTGGTTCTAGCGTCACTATTTGGGTATTGTGATATCGTTGTAGAGAATACCAAGGCAGGAGCAGGCGAACCAATCTCCATAAATGCTTGGCGTTGTCTGTTTCTGTACTGCTTGAGCATGAGAATAGTTTTATTATCTATGCTGATAGTTCTGATACCTGCTTTACTTTTAGGGGTGCCAACCTGTTTCACAATTCTATTATAAGTCTTGGTAATGCTGATAGTTGCACTATTAAAATCAATATCAGACCATTCAAGAGCTACAGCCTCCCCATATCGGCACCCAGTAGCAAGTAACAACTTATACAGTACACTATCATAGTAATAGTTATAGGCGGTTGGTGCTAGTCGTTCCATGTAGTCTAGGAATGTTTTCAAGTCTTCCTTATCTATGAATTTGATACGGTTAGCGCCTGCCTTTTGTGGTCTAGGTAGAATAACCTCACGCGCAGGGTTGAACGGTATTAATTGCATACTAACCCCATACTGTAAAATACGTTTGTTGATTGAGGCAGCCACCCCATAATTAACAAGCTTAAAAGCTAGCTTGTTTACCCAACTTTGTACGTGTGCTATATGTATCTTGTCCAGTTGCATATCACCAAACACGGGCAAAATATGATTTTTCAAAAATTGGCGCGTGCTTACGAGTGTTTGGGGTTTGACTGTCATTTGATAATTTTCTAACCACAAATCAGTAAGTTCTCTGTATGTGGTAACCTCTACTCTTTTGAACACGGTTGACCCGTTAGCTTTAAAATTGCTTTGGGCTTGTTGGGCTTTTGCTTTAACTTCTTTTTTCGTTCGCCCTGTTATAGTCGTTTTAACTTTCTTTCCTGTAATGCTATCTACTCCAAGATAAACATTTGAGCGGTACACTTTTGTACCGTTTTTTTTAATAACTTCTTTGATGTTCATGATAAACCTTTCTACAGCAGGCAAGCCATTATTAAAAAGGTTTTGAGTTGTTGGGTTTATATCATGTTGAGGCTTACGAGAAAGCCCCTATTTTCGTTTGTTTTGGGTAAGTCAGTAATTTATACGATTAAGGGTAAAAATGGTGTTATAACTCTTATATGGGCTTATTTATCGTTCAATCTTTTGAGGCTATCAAGGGCATTTTGATTGTTCTTGTATAGCACGTCTAGCTGTTCTTTAGCAATTCTGTTTAATTCAGTTAGTCGGTTGCTTTGTGATAGTCCTTGTTTAATCATTTCAGCGTTAAGGCTTTGTAAGTTATTTAGAACTAATAGCTGTTCAATAGTGGCATTATCTCGCTGGTTACCTTCTTTATCAGGATAGGCCTTCTTGAATTCCTTTGCAGTCATACCGAATAAAGCAACATTAACCAAGTCGGCTTCAGAAGAATAGGCGAAAGAAATTTGATGAGGCTGTAGAGTTGGTACTATATTTTCTTTGATAGCGTCTGTTTGAATTGTGTAATTGAGCTTTGAAATATAGCGGTTTACTTGCCAATCTAACTGATTTTTATAGGCCTCTTCTTGTTTCAGGCGCTGATAATCTTGAATGATATAAAGTTTAAACTCTGGTGAAAGCCAGGAAGCAAATTCAAAAGCTATATCAGAGTGGGCAAATGTACCGCCGTATCGGCCAGATTGGGAAGTTATACCGATGGCATTTGTCTCTTTTATCCATTTTTTAGGAGATAGTACGAAGCCATTTAATCCAGCCTCGCTTCTAAACTGGTCGAATTCGACCAGTTTAAAATTTTCATTATTTATTTTTTCCCAAGCTCCTAGGAATTCAATAGTATTTCTACTCCTCATCCAGTTTTTAATAATATCGGCTGGAGCGTCTGGATTTCGATATTTAGCGATATCGGTCAGACTGACATAATCAGTATTTGTGGAAAGTAAGGTTATTTCCTTACCATTTGCATTTATTTTAACCATTATGGGCCTTTCTAAAATTATTATGAGATTTGCAGTTTTGTTGGCGTCAACAAAATTGGTAGGTATAAGCTTTACCAGGTAATCATTGTTATAGTTGCATTTGTGAGCGTATGAGTACTACAAAATACTACAATTCTATTATCATGTATTTTTGTTGGAAAATGTGAGTATATAAGCTTAAATACACGGTGAAAACCTAACAAAACCCAACATACAGAATAGTTGAGTGAGTGCATAAGCTTAACAAAAATATAGTGGAAAATAGTGGAATACAGTAACAAGCGTACTTTTGAGTACGGTTGTAAAACCTTGAAAAACATATATTTTTGATTTTTGCTAACTTCTGCTAACGTTGGGGCTTATATAGGATTGTTGGCAAATGTTGGCGCGTGGGTTAGTCGGTTTGATTGTTAAAAAATATTCTTTAAAGTATCTAAATCTAAGTTCTCGATTTTCTGAGAAAATGGTAAGAAATCAAAGGTTTTACACAATTTATCTTTTACATCTTCAATTAAATCGTTTTGAAATTGCACAGGCATATTGTCAAAAATTTTAAGTTCAGAACTTGAACTTTCCAGAATGATATTATCAAAAAAACCATTATGAAACGGATTCCCAGGCTCATATTCTTCCATATAGTTGAATTTATATTCAAGAATTTTTTTAATATTTTTGCCTCTGGTAAACTCAATTAACAAAAAAGCTGGCTCTTTGATATCTGGCAATGGTTTCCACTCTTCTTTCACTTCATCAAGAGAATCAAAGTTAACAAAGCCACACTGGATTTTTACATCATACGCCCAAAAGTCAAAGAACTCATTAGGCCCTACTTCTAAATAGTTACAAATTTTGTCAATAGTTTGCAGACTTATCTTATCTGTATTGTTATTTGAGATTTTTGAGATGGTAGAGCGTGCTATCCCAGTATCATTAAACAGTTGGGTAGCCGAAATCCCTCTATCAATCATCAATTTAGCTAAATTATTACGAATCATATAAACCCCTCCTTGGAGAATATTTTAGCTTATACGCTAATATTTTTCAAGTTTTTTTATTTTTTTACTTGACATGATAAAAATGTAGTGTATAATCAAGGGTATAAATTTAGCCTTAACGCTATTTTTTTACACAAAAAAATAAAAAAGGAGTTGTTAGACTATGAAAAATAATTTTCGTATTCTTTTAGCAAAGCAACGTAAAAAGGTTTCAGACATCCACAAAGCGACGGGCATATCAAAAAGTACCTTAACAGCTTTGTATTATGAGCGTACAAAACACCCAGATATTAAAACATTGCAAAAAGTTGCTAACTATTTAGGTGTTACTATTGACGAACTATTGAACGCAGAAGACTAGAAAAGGAGCAGGCAAACCATTAGGAGAAACCACAGCAAACTATTGCTATGCCTCACGCGCAACAGAAAGGTAGAAACACAATGACAACACAAACCACAATGAAAATCGTATCAACAAACTATTTTAACGGTCATCAGCTAAATATTTATGGTAGCGAGCAAGACCCACGCTTTTTAGCGCGTGATATTGCTGAAATGATTGACTATAGTAAAGCAAGCCTGAACAAATTTATGCAATCTGTAGATGATGACGAAAAGGAGCGGAAGAATGTTCCGACCCTTGGAGGAATTCAAAAAGCTTGGTTCTTAACCGAACAAGGCTTATATGAGGTACTTTTCCAATCACGCAAACCAAAAGCCAAGGAATTTAAAAAATGGGTAAAACAAGTCCTAAAGGAAATCCGTTTAAATGGCTATTACATGCAAGGCAAACTATTACCACAACCCCAACAGCCAACTGATGACTTTGCTTATCTCAAAAGTAAGCTACTAGACTTATATAACAATGCTACTACAGACGAAGAGCTATTTGAGGGCTTACACCGAATTAATAACGTGATGATTGTTTTACATAATCCAATGGTGAAAATAACGCCGAAAGATTAGGCGCGTGAGTAGGAATTTTGTCATCTCAAATGACAATAAAAAATGAGGTCATTAGAAATGACCCCACAAAAAAGGGACTTGATTAACCACAACCCAAGTCCCAGAAAATGAAACACAATAACCATTTTAAATAAATAGGCAGGCAAGCCATTATTAAAAAGGTTTTATGTTTATATTATAGCAGATTTTAAGCATTTTGCCCAGGCAGAGAGCAGGAAACTCTTAAAACTACAGAATAATTGGTATGTATAGTAAACAGCATTAAATGGCAACAAGAAAAAATCAAAGAAGAAAGGAAATAACATGACTATTTTTTCAATTAACGAGGAAGATTACACCGAAGAGCAGTTAGCAACATTTAGAAAGCGACAAGAGAGCAAAGGCAAAAGCGTTCTTTACGGCACAGTATGACGAATATACCGCCGATGTGATTGTTGCTAACGTGATGGTTGGTTATATGAATTTAGGTAAAGGAAGCGCAGAAACATTTGAGCAAGCTTGGAACGCTCTAGGTTATGAAATTACAAATGACATTGTTTACCGAGCCATTAACGGCTTACCCGCAAGAAGCAAGAAAGAAGATGTTGATGAATGATATATCAAGAACCTGTTTTCCCTATATGGGCGGATATTCTGATTATGATTATTGTGATGGTACTGTTGGTAAGTATGTTTGCAAACGAACAGAACAACTAAAGGAGCAAGCAACGTTTGAAGAATTAGTTGATAAAGTTGCGTTATATGAGAGTGAGTTGTTAGATTATGCTGAGCGTTTGCTAAGTGATGACCCTTTGATTGCAGATAGTGAAACAGCAATGGGAACGCTTGAGATGTTGGATAATGAAGCGATTGATTTATTTAAGTCTTTAGATATTGATAACGATTATCAAGGGTTAGAATACTACGATACAACTCTAAACAAAGAAGAGTAATTCAAAAACTGTTATCATAGTATCAAGCGTTAACACAGACAAGAGGAAGCTTGCTGGCTGACAGTAGGCTTTTTCTGTTTGCTTGGATAGAGAAGCGAACACCGAGGGAAGTCCGAGAAGCACGCGCTTCTCTTGTTTATTATTCGGAAATACCCCATTGATTTTTAATGGGGCTTGGTATTGTTCGGACATAACAACGCTGCCCTCTTCCGTGTGTGATTTTCCCTTTTTGATTTTTCTAGCACGTCCTTATTAGCCCCTAAAAAGCCCTGTATGGCATTTTAATTATTGGGGGTATAATTATATTGCCTTGCTGTTTTAATTGACCCCCCCTATTTTGAGCCGAGGAGAGCCACGGCAAGGTGTTGTCTTGTATCACGCGCCATTTTTTCAGATTTTTAAGGGGTGTCATATAACCTTGAAAAGTCTTATTTTGATTATGTTTTATTTACCAGTTAACTATCTATTTGTTCCGCTGTTAGATTGCATAAAAAAAGCCTATAGGACGAACCTATAAGCACTCACGCAAGCTTTTGTGGTATGAATTCGTTATGACTTATTATAACATAACCGCGCCCGCCATGG